GTCGCGGACGACACGGCACGCGTTATGAGACGGGCATGACACGTGCATCCGGTGGCGCAGACACGTCTGACTGCAATACGCTAGACAATGCCTTTGTGGCATATTATGCATTGCGTACGACACGTCAGTCAGACGGTACTTTTATGTCTCCGACTGCCGCGTGGAAACTCTTGGGCACTTACACTGGAGATGACGGCTTGACGCCGAATCTCACTGCTGAGGAGTACACACGTGCCGCACAGGCTCTTGGTTTAGTGACTACGGCTGCTACTGTAGAACGAGGCCAGCGGGGATTGAAGTATCTCGCGCGCATCTATGGTCCGTTTGTTTGGTTTGAAGATCCGACGAGTATGTGTGACTTGCTTCGGCAGCTGTCGAAGTTGCATGTCACGCATAGTTTGCCGCCAAACATTACGCCATTTGATAAGTTACACGCGAAGATGTCGGCGTTCAACATTCATGATCGTCTGACACCCGTTGTCGGCCCGTATGCGCGCGTTGTCATGGAGGTCGCCGGCTTGAAGAGTGCCAAGGATATCGGCTTGTGGTGGGCGGATGTTGATCGCGAGACCGCATTTCCACAAGACGGAGACACGAGTTGGATGGTTGATTATGTCTTGGAGGAGATTCCGGGCATAGATCTTGACCTGTTCAACGCGTGGTTGGCACGTATTGAGCACGGCTGGACGATGGGCGAGCGTGTATTCGCCCAGATCGGCACGCGCGAAGATTACGCTGACCTGGAGGACGAGTTGTTAAAGCCTCCAGCGATCGCTGACTACTCAGTAACGCTTCCAGCGAATACGGCGACCGAAGATCAGCCCGGTAGCACCGCAGACACGCCCACCACGCAGGACACGACCAGAGGACGTGGCCGGAGAGCTCGATCAGCGCGTGGTGGGCAAGTGAGAGGAGGGAGAGGCCGTGGTCGAGGCGGTACTCCTGCGCGGGGACACCGCGGGCGTGGCGCGCCATCTGGCGCCGCACGCTCGCAGTGACCGCGACTCGCCCGTGTAGTGGGCAGTGCGATGTAGTCATTCGCCTGCGATTACACCTAGCTTATCCCTAGATCCCACTACACGTAAGAAAATTCAAGCGCTTCGTAACATTTTGTTGATGGAATTATGGCTCGCAAGAAACAGAACCGTACAAAGTCAAAGCCCGCAGCCGCCGCCGCAGGCGGTCGTCAATACGAAAGGACCGGCAAAGGCTTTAGGCGCACTATCGCTTTTACCCAGCGCACAGCTGATTACGCAGCCACGCTCGCTGATCCTAGGCATCACTCAGGTGCGCGTATCCCAATTCCTCCGATGGTTCCCAGTGCTACGATAAGTTCAAGCGTCCGTGTACAATTCACCACGTCATCATTGACTGGTTTTGGTTATGTCATAGCCAATCCTTTTCATGGTGTGTGTAATAACAACACGGGCGCCGAGCCACTGTTCGTAAGTGCTGCGGCTTATGCCGGAGGGTTTGCTTTCGATACTGCTACCGCGCCGTTGCCGACAGGATATAACACCAATTCTCCGTTTACGTTGAACCAGTTCGCTTACACTAAGGCGGGTGGTTTGAAGTATAGATTGGTGTCAGCAAATATCGTTATCAGCTATGCAGGCACCGAACTTAACCGCGGTGGCACGTACATTGCGATCTGCGACCCTGCAGGTGGCAACCTCATTAGTGCTACTGCAGCGTTCTTGTCGGGTATTCCCGGCGTTAACGATCGACGCATCACTGAGCGTGATGTGTCAGTTAACTGGTGCCCGTGCGACCCCGACGACTTCGAGTACAAGCAGGCTCCGGCGACGGATGGTTACTCTTGTATGGGCATTCTCATACAATCATCAGTGGTTTCTACCGCTTTCGTTGCTGAGCTTACTTGCAACTACGAGGTCGTCGGCCAAGGCGCATCGGGTTACACCCCGATTGCGCCGGACACTGACGGTGCGCTCGCTGTCGCTGCTGCCGCCGCGTCCATGCATGTCGGTGGTCAGACTGGTAGTTCTATGGAAACGAAAGGCATCATGTCACGTGCTGCCTCTGCGATTCTAGATACTACCAGCGCTGTGCTCACTGGCGTCGTAGAGGGCGTGGGTCGCGCGGCTGGCGTTGGCAAGATGATCGGAAACTATGTCGTCGGCGGACCGAATTTCTCCTCCCGGCCACTCATTAAGGAGCTCTAATGCAGTGGCCAAGCCGGGAGAGCTCGGGCTGACGAGATATCATGCCAACCAGGATGCGACGTGGGACTGGCAGAAAGCCGTGCGTGAGGAACAGGCAGATTCACGCAGGCACCCCACACCTGATGATGTTCCTGTGCCTGCTCAGCGATCATCAGGCTCTGACCAGCCACATCGTAGCCAAGACTTTAACCGTTACTTCTCCTAGATTGTGATGCTACCATCTAGGTTGCCGGGTTGGTCTCCGGTAACCGAATAAGTATGACCTAGTGCAAATCTCCGCGCACTAAGTAAGCG